CAGGAAACACTTGCATTAGACCTTGAAAATGGTTTAGATGGACTAGCTAATACGGCAACTGGAATTCCTTACGAAGTTGAAACAGAATCAGGTAATTTTGATTTCAACAACCTAGGTAATTTTGATTGGATTTCAAGACATTACGTAGCTCTTAAGAATAACAATCCAAATATTTATGGGCCGTTGTCTTCTATTGAGTACATACCAGTGACTAAATGTAACATTGACAAAACTACAGATACAATAGAAGTTTATGGTGGGGATACTACAATCTCCAAGTTTGCCTTTAGAAAGCATATCTACCTCAAAGATTGTGATGATACTGAGGAAAAATTTAGAGGAGCAAGTATTTCGTGGTTCTGGACAGAATCTCCAATTAATACAGAACTTAGACATGCACAAGACATTACAGTAGCACAAGACAGGTATTGGCCCAAGTACTTTGCCACCCCATTGGACTTCCTTCAATATGAAGATAATGAAGGTGTAGAAGAAATGATTCCCAATACCTATTACTATAACAAGGATTATTCAGCAGAGAGGAATGTAAAAGTGTTCTTCCCACTCCCACAAGGTTATAAGTATTGTAATAATTGTAATCATCAGTTTCCCAATAGACTTATATGGTCAGAAACTGCAGACCAGGAACAACTACGTGATATGTACAAGATCTTTCTTGCTGATAATTACAAAAATCTTCCCGGTCAAACAGGTGAAGTTACTCACATTTTCTATCAGGGAAAGACCCTCTATGCCCGTACAAAAGAATCTTTATGGAGATTACATACATCTGATCAACAACTTAAGACTGACGTAGCTACTGTCTACATTGGTTCCGGAGCCTTTATGAGTCTTCCTCCTGTTGAAATTGTAACTACCAATGAAGTCTTTGGTGGGTCTTCTTATCAATGGACAGATTACCAAACCCAATATGGAAATGTGTATGCAGCTCCAGAATCTGGTAAAGTCTTTATGATTAGTGGAGAAGGAAAACTAGTAGAACTTTCAGCACAAGGAATGAGAAATTGGTTTGAAGAAAACCTTCCAATACAGTTTGCTGCACAATACCAGACACTAACTTCTACAAGTTACCCTTATGATAACAATCCAGTATACAAAAATGGAATTGGAGTTTTAAGTACTTATGATTCAAGATATCGTAGATACATACTCACCAAAAAGGATTACAAATGGTTAGGAACCACAGGGCTTTTTGAAGGGATTTCTAACTTCCCGGCAATTGTTATAAAGCACGTAGTTCCCGGGTCTCCCTTTATGTTGGGACAAGAAGTAATCTTTGTAGGGGATGGTTCTGATGGTAATAGTGTAGATGGTCAATTTTACCGCTATCTTAATAAGGGGGGAACACCAACACTTACACCATTAGACTTTGATAATGAAACTTACTTTGAAAATCTTTCATGGACAATGTCTTACAGTTTCAAAGATAAAGGATGGGCATCATACCATAGTTATCTTCCCAACTTCTATTTCAACAATGACGATTATTACTACAGTTGGATTACAGATTCTACGTCAACTTGGGAACATCTTACTGGAGAGTACCAAAACTACTATGGTACCAAATATGATCATATCTTAGAAATGATCGCAAACCCAACACCATTACAAACTACATACTTTGCAAATCTTCATTGGATGTCTGATGTGGAATTGTACTCTTCTTCTGCTAGGAAACACTATGACGTACATGATGTAACCTTTGACAGGCTTGTAGCATACAACAGTCATCAATGTACTGGTTTACAGACTGTTGATGTTGCTAAAGATTCAGAACCTTACCAGACTATTGAGTATGATGGTTCAACAATCCATGCTCGTAGAACTAACAGGAATTGGAAATCTTCAAAACTCAGAGATTATGTAGATGGATATACAGATGCATTCTTTACTAAGAATTGGACACTTACTCAGAATACATATCCTATTGATAAAGTGCTCAATCCCAACATTATCAACGCTTCCAAGTCACAATATGAACTTGGTAAGTTGAAAGATAAGTGGTTAGGGGTACGCTTGTACTTCAACCAATCCCCTGATTACAAGATTACTACAGACATTGTAAAGAGTCTTCAAATGACATCTTTAAGATAAAACCCATAAAAGCTGTAACCTTTAACTTTAAATTATTAAATTTGCACCATAATGAAAAAATCACCCAAAAAGAAAGCAACAAGAAGTCAGCTTAAACAGCTGCTCCAACTTGCTCAATCACGTTCAGTCTACCAAAATGGTGGACGAATTCCCTACGCCCAAGACGGTTATAACGTTGACCCACAAATGAATTTCACAAACACAACACCAGAAGGCGGTTGGATGGATACTAGTGGTGGAGGTAGTACTGGAACTGGGGGGAGTAATGGGCTTGGTGCAACTACTCAAGCTCTTGGAATGGCAAATAGTTTAATCCCTAATACTAATCCAGATACAGGTGGATTTGATACTAAAGGTGGGCAGACTACAGATGATTGGTGGCAAACAGCACGAAGTGGTGTAGCTGCTTCAAATCCTGTTGCTGCTGTTTTTCATGAAGGTTCAAAACTTACAGACTCAGTTGGAACTGCAATTGGAACTGCAATTGGGGGAGAAGGAAGTAAAGAGGAAGCACAAGCTGCTAAAGTAACAGGAGCTCTTACTGATCCATTTGGTGGACATGTAAGTGCTTGGAGTGATGATGAACTTTCAACAGGAGATAAAATAGGAAGAACTGCTTTAGATTTAATAGCACCAGCACTTGGACCAGCATTATATGACCTTTTTAAGGGTGACACGAGGTCTCCAGGTCCACAAATACCACAACCACATAACTATACTACAAATCCTTATGGAAATATAGCACAAGATGGTATGCAAATCAATAACATGAATGCACCACCACATGGTCAGGAAAATCAAAATTCTTTTGTGAATGCAGGTGGTACAAAAGTTAATATTGAACAAGATGAAAAAATTATTAGTAGTGAAGGTCAAAAACCTTTTGTAGTATCTGATCATCAAGGGTTTAAAAAGTTAAAAAAAGGAGAAACAATAGCAAATAGAAAGGTTGCAACAAATCCTGAAGATGTAGACACAACTTTTGCAAAAGCAATTGAACTTGTAGAAAACTCGTTTGAAGGACGGAAGGATCCTTTTTCAAATGCAACAAAAGAAGAACTCATCAATAACATTGTAGGAAAGAATAAGCAATTTTTAGAACTTAAACAAATGAAAGAGCAACATGCTCAACAAGAAGAGCAGATGCTTTCTCAAATGCAAAATCCTGGAATGCAAATGCCACAAGGGAATCCTCAACAAATGATGGAAGGACTTCAAGGAATGCAACAAGGGATGCCAGTAGCACAAGATGGGTTTGATACTAATAATTACTTACCAGATGATCTCATGTTTGTGCCTTCTGATTTAAGAGATAATCGGCTTGGAGATGCTGGTTCCTCTGGTTATGCAGGACAAGCAGGAGAAAAGTTTGATGCATTAGAATACCTGAATGCTATGGGTAAAAATGCTATAGATAAAATAGCAGTAAAACAACCGGGAACAATTACTCAAACACCACAATCAGGTGTAAATTATGGTTGGGGAATGAACTTTGAAGATCAAGTCACTCCATTGGATAAAGCATTTGTTGAAACACCAAAAGAGTATCCTGAAAAAGGAGTGCCATGGAGAAATAAAAATCCATGGTTTGATGCTCCAAGAACAGAAGGAGATCCTGCTTATCGTGCTTCTCTTGAATTTGCAAATCAAACAAGAACCAATCCAAATCCTAACACTCCCGGGGAATTTGATTTCACTCCAGCTGTAATTCAAAATAAGGCAGATGCTCGACAAGAAGATGTAGATGCAACTAAAACCTCAATAGAAAAAGAAAAAACACCAGTAACTCCAGAACAACATAAATTGTTTACAGCAGGAGACTGGATGGGAACTATGGGAGGTTTAGCACCATTTGCTTACAACCTTGCAAGAGGTCTTCAAAAGCCAGAAATTGTAGATGCTAATCATAATCCATGGGAAAACAAGATCAGATCATTAATGGCTAGCAGGAGATTTGATCCTCAAGCTGTTAAAAATGATATCAATCTGCAGAGAAATGCGTATGACAGAAGTGTTGCTAATAATGTTTCTGGTGCTGGTATAAGAAATGCACGAAGACTTGCTGGCTTTGACAGTGCTGCAAGAAACATGGCAATGGCAGAAATGGAAGGACAGAAGATGAATAACCAATACAGAGGTGAAGAATCTAATGCACTTAACAGTCTTGGTCAACAAAGATCTACTGAAGATACGAGAGTGGATATTGCTAATGCAATGAACAGAGAGAAGAAAAAAGAATTCATTGGTGAAGCTATGGGAAATGTCAATACTATAATGAATACTGCAGGTACTGGTGCTAATAGTGGTAAATACAACACTCAACTATTGGCAGTACTTGATGATCTCTATAGAAATTACAATTACCAAAATGGTAGGGTAAACTTTAAAACCACGTAATGGCCATTAATAGATTTGCAGTTCCTGCACAGTTAACACCTTTTGAAGGATTTTATCAGTTACCATTTCAAGAAATGGCTGCTGCTCTTGCATCCCGTCAGAAATCTTATGATGAAGAAGATCAAAGACTGTATGATATTGAATCAAAGACTTTCAATAATCTACCTTTTGATGATCCTGCAGCTATGCAGCAACGGGCTTGGCTTAGAGGAATCAGAGATGATGTATCTGGAAGATTTGATGGAGACCTATCACAAGCACATGAAGCTGTAAGATCAGCACAACGACAAGTGGCAGAAAGATTTGGGCCTGCAGGAGAAATAGGTGCACTACAAGCTGCATATGATAAGAGGACTGCACAAGATGTACTCAATCAAAAAATGGTACTAAGTGGGTATATCCAACCATATGAAGCAGAGGCAGCCATGAAATATTTTGATGATGCTTACGAAGCACAAGGAGGAATTGGAGAAGCAAATAGATTTGGAAGATTTGGTCAATATAATACAGAAGACCTTGCACAAACATTTGATTGGGACGCATACGAGAAAACTTTTGCAAACTTTAATGCTGACCTTTATGCAAATCTTGAACCAAGTGGAGTTCCAGGTAAGTTTAAGTTAACGAAAAACATTACTCTACCCAATGGAGTTCTTGTAGAAAGTGGTGCTTGGTTTGATAGTAATGATGGAAAATTCAGAAGAAACAACACTACTACAGAATATATAAAGGGAACAGATATTGAAGAAGCTGTCATGGAAGGGTTTACCAGAAACCAAAAATATAAAGGATGGGCAGAACAACAAAGAAGATTTGATCCAGAATTTTTAGGAGGTGAAGAAGAAATGCAAAAAACCTTTGCAAGATATGTCGGTAATAAATACGGATACACTAAGCAAAAGTTTTTACAAGATATGCAAGAAAATAAAGCATATACTGCAGCATTGAAAAAACTTGAAGAAGTTCCAGGGGCAAGTTACTCAAGCACAGGAACATTAAACGTACATAATAGTGCAGAAGCTGCAAAAAACATTGCTATCGTAAGAACTGATATGGATAAGAAGTATGAAAAACTTGCAACTTCAATTGACAAAGGTGTTACAGAAGACGGGGGCACCCCGTTTACAAGAGATAGAAAAGGATTAATGAATATTATATTTAATCCAGAAGCAACAAAACATCTTGAAGGAACTGATGAACAAATTCATACAATAGCATTAGCGGAAAAAAGTTTAAAGGATTTAGCTCTTATAGAAAAATATGATGCCCGTGTAAAAAGAGCAGAAAATAATGCAAATTTTGAATATAGTGAATGGGTTGAAGAAGAAATTAATGATCCTAGTATTTTCACTAATGAAGAGACTAAAGAAGCTGCTCATGAATTATTGAGTAAACCAGAAGCCACTGGATTAATACTACAGTCATTACAAGAAGATGTAAGTACTAAAGAATTTGGAGATAAACTTTTTCAAATTTATGGTGTTGATATGAGCATGGAATCAGATACAACTGTAGCACCATTAGGTTCATTCCAGTCTGCATTTAGTAATGAATTTTTAAGACATGAGGTTGTTAAGGTATACGCAGGAATGAAAGATCGTTATAAAAAAGCGGTAATAGAACCTATTAATCAAAATGTTGTTAAAAGTGATATTGTTTTAGCTTATGCAGAATCTGGTCTGGGAAAAGCTGGATATGATGATCAAATATTTACTTTAAAAGGAACACTTGAAGATCCAACTGCAAATTATGTATCAGAAACTGGTACAACAGGAAATCTTGCAACACACTTTTTTCCCAATGGAGAAGGAACTATGGCGAACTTAGACATAAAAGGGGGCCAGAAAAATGTTGGACTTATTCTTAATTCTGGTACTCCTACGTATACAATATCTCTTCCTGTTAAAGACACTGGAACAGATCTTGATGGAAAAATTATAACAAAACAATTGACTATTCCACATGGTCATCATCAGACAAATCTAAATCAGGTTATGACACATGTTTTGGATTATTCTAAAGACCCAGCACTCAGACATAATGCTCACCTTTTCTTAGGAGTTCAGGATTTTTATAATTTTGATCCAAATGAATTTATAAATGCAGCACCATACACACCTGTTCCATTAACTTTAAAAAATGGTATAGAAATAGGTTTTGGTTATAAGATCGAAGAAGAAGATGCGGACGCTGCTACAAAAACAACTTTTTACAGAGTAGAGTTAAATGTAGATGGAGGATATGAAACATTAGTAACACCATCAGGTGCAAAAACATTTGATGATCCATTAAGTTTACCTGCAATTTATCACCAGTATAATTACGAAAGGAAATTAAAAGACGCTAAATAATGCCACAAGAACGAAATACTGCATTAGATGCAATTTTTGCACAAATTGAGGAGTTAAAAAGAACAGGAGGGAATGTATATAGTCCACCAGTTCAGGCTCCCAGTTATCAAGTTCCAGATGATGATTATACTAAATATCTTCAACAGGGGCAACTTCCAACAAGGTTAGAAGATCTTGAATTTCAAAGAGCTGTTCATCAACCTACAGGTGAACAAGCCCTTCATGCTGGTGGAAGGATATTAACGAATACCGTACCTAAAATAATTGGGTATACTGCATCTGTTTTTGATTTTGATAATGAACTTGGAAAAGACCATGACTATACAAATTGGTTAACACAAGCAATGCTTGATTTTTCTGAAGACATGAATAAAAGTATGCCTATCTACAGAGAACGTCCTGATGAGTTCTTAGATGTAGGAGATTTTGCATGGTGGGCGCAACATGGTAGCAATCTTGTTCAGGAAGCTGCAGCATTTTACGCTGCTGGACTTGGTGTAGGATCCCTTGTACAAAAGGGGGCTCAAGCACTTAAGTTTAGTCAACATCTTGCAAAGGGAAAAAATATAGCAGCTGCAGCAAAAGGAGCAGCAGACTTAAGTAAAATGGGAAGAGCTGGTCAATTTATGACACAGGGTGGAACTGCCTTTGCACTTAACAAAGTAGAATCTACACTTGTAGCTGCAGACGTTTACAAAAATGCTTACGAAACTGCCATGCAAACACATGGTGATGAAGCTAAGGCTAATGATCAAGCAGCACAAGCAGCAGCCTTCTCTTACAATACCAACAGAATGAATATTCTTCTGAACATGACAATGGCAGGAAGGATTATGAAAGGTGCAACTGTAACACGCCAAGCTACAAAAGCTCTGACAAAAATGAACACTTTAAAGAGTGTTGCATTTGAAGCTGGACAAGAAGCTCTTGAAGAATCTATCAACTTATTTTCTGAAAAAGAAGGGGAAAGATATGTTAGCGCGTTACTTAATGAAAAAAATCACAAAAGAACATTACAGAATTTTCTTAGTGATGTTATGACAGCAGAAGGGGCAGAGTCAGCCTTACTGGGTGCCGCTGGTGGTGGAATGATGACAATGGCAGCAGTTGGAGGAAGTTATGTTCCTACTCCAACAAGAGTTACTGATCCTAAAACTGGTAAAGTAACAACCAAATGGGATTCAAAAGTAGATCAACATAACGCACGAAGAAAAAGACAACAAGATCTTCTTGATCCTATTGCGTCTTCCCTAAAGGGAGAAGGGAATACTGACATGTTTAGTGTTATGCAAAGTGCAGAGAAACAAGCGAATAACACATTATTTCTTGACACAGCAGACCAACTGTTGAATTCAAAACTTACTAAGGCTGAAAAAGAAGCAATTATTAATGAGGCAGGAAATAATCTATATCAACATGCAGATGAAACAGATGCAGACTTCAAAAAAAGAATAGATGACTTTAAAGCCTTACTCAATCTTTCCAAAACAGATTTACGTAAGTTTAAAGAAGGACGTTCTAAGATGGTATTAGAAGAACAAGTTTGGCAATTCTCCGAAAATGGGGGACTGGATGAGCTTGTTAGTCTCTATGATCAAATAGAAGACATGGATGCAGAGACTGCAGAAAAGAAAGGATTTACAGAAGACTATCAGGAAAAAGCAAGAGCAGCTAAAGATTACATTGCCGGAGAAGAAAATGCATTTGGAGTAAGAACTGGGGGGCTTGCAAAAATCTATGAAGATCATGCCGGGTCTTATGCAAAACCTGTAGTTAGACATCTCTTTGATAACAGGGTAGAATATCACCAGATTTCTGAAGAGCAAAAAGCTCTTGAAAAAGAAATGGCTGCATATTCAGTTTCTAAAAATACTGTAGATGATTTGGAAATCCATCCTGAGTATATTACACGGAAAAAACAATATGACAAAAATCAACTTGATCTTGAAAATTTAGATGAAGCTTATAAAGAAGCTACAACAGAAGAAGGCCAAAAAAGAATAGAAGCTTCTGCTAAGTCCAAGATTGAAAAAATGCTCAAAGATATTCACGGACTTTCTGAGTTTAAAAATAGAGTGGAAGGACTTCTTGAAGGACAGGAAGCAGGTGAGAAAGTTGTTAAGACAAATGATCAAGGAGAAGTTGTAGATGAATTCACAATCACCAAAAAGGGAGATGAGTACTTCATTAAGTCTGATAACAAGGGTAGAAAGAAAAAGCTTACAGCAAAAAACATAAATGAGTATGACGTTTATGATGCCGAAGGATGGAAAGAGTATACCCAAGAACGTCAAGACAATTTAGAACTTCAACATCGTGTAAAAGGGCTGGAAAAGATTATTGATTCTAATGAGTATGAACTTCAGAAAAATGAGAAAGAAATTGAGCTTCTGGAAAAACAACTTGCAGACGCAAATGAAGCATTAGAGAAAGCTCTACATACCCTGAAAACTGGGGCACGTGGTAAGGCATATGCAGCAAAAAGCCGTTCTCCAATTGCTAAAGCAGCTAGAGCATCTCTGGATGCTGCTGTTGCGACTATAGAAGCAAACCAAAAACAACTTGTACTTCTTAATCAGGTTAAGGATGCTCTAACAAGTAATCTGGAAATTCTCAAGTTAGAGAAAGCCAGTGCTGAAGCAGGAAAGAAAACCAATTACTACGAAAGACATAAAGGTGCTAAAGCCTTACTAAAACAACCAGTGATCAATCCTAATGATTATCTGGATGATACAAGTGATGCTATAGACAGAATTGAATTAAGGCTACAGGAACTGGAAGCCTTAAGGGACATCCTTGAACATCTTGTTCATAACTCTGAAAGTTTTTCAAGAATTCTTAAGGCGTATAAAGTTATGTTTTATAACAGGGCTACTACAGATGAAAATATTATTGCAGCTCTTGATAAAATTGCAGAACATGATCCTGAAGCTGTAGCTGCTGTAGAAAGCCCGGAATTAGTAGAATATCTAAAAGCCTATCTTGACAATAAGTTTTTCAGAGAAGGAAAAGCTTCTGACATTGATGAATTTTTTGCAACCAAAGAAGAGATCAAGAAACTTAAAGCACAGCTTCAGAGATTAGAAGAACACAGACAAGAGGTCATTGAAAACTGGGATGCTAACAGGGCGGAAGAATTAGCAGAAAGACAAGGAAGAAGCTGGGCAGAAGGTTATGTTGCTATGTATCCACAGATACGTGATATGGCAATTGGAGCCCGGGAGAAAGCATTACAAGGGATTAAGAATGATAAAAGTAGTTCAGCTTCTGCTGAAGTTATCATGGGTAAATCCACTGTCAATCCTGCAGTGCTTCCACCACAACACCAAACTACTGAAGAATCAAGAAAGAAATATAATTCTGCAAAGAAAACTACACTTTCTGCAACAGCTGGTAGAGAAACAGAAGTTACAGAAGATGACGAAGGTTTCTTGGTTGATGAGAGAGATGAAAAAGGAAGAATTGTTCCTAACAAGGGAAGCGTTAATGAAAAAACAGGAGAAGTAGATTTAGAAGATGGTGAAAACCTCAAACGTTGGTATAAATTTATCAATAGTATTGATGATGCTACTGATTATGTATTGAAACTTGTTGTATACCAAAAGGGAGACAAAGAATCAGATAAAGTCTTTACCAAAGCAGAGAAAGCATGGAATAAGGCACATCCTAAACATGTTGCTATCAAGGCTGTTCTCTACACTAAGGACGGCAAACCTGTTAAAGTTGACAAAAAACTGGTATTCAATAGTATCCACTCTCCTGATTTTGTGGATAATATTGCAGAAGATCCATTGATCGTAGACTATCTTTCAAGCCTCTTTAAAGATGATCCTGCACCAATAGTAGGTCAGTACAAAGGAGAGAAGAAAGTCACCATGGATCGTGGAGACGGTTCCAGAGAATATAAAAGAAGTGAACTTCTGGAATTAGCAAAAGAACATGCTAAAAAAAGACTGACAAAACTTCGTGATAAAGTTGCTAAAAATACGAAGAAGGGCAAACCTTCTTACGTAGAGGCTACTGGTTTGTCTGTAGGTGTCCCAAACACATTGCCGACTGTAGATGGTGTGAGAGCACGAAACTCTGTAACTACAGCCATTGCTCCACTTTCACCACCTAAAGGTAAAAAGGGAAAACACATTACTGGTCTCCACATTCCACAAGACGCTAATGATAAAGAGGGATTAGAAATTGAAACTTCTATGAGTTTCACTCCTGGAGTTGTCTATATCACAACAAGTGATGGTAGGATTGTTGAAGGTATTTCAAGAACCATGAAACCACAGGAAACAGAATTCCTGATGAAACTTTTCTACCATGTCTTTGGACAAAGTGATAGTTTCAATGTTAAGTACCATACAAAAGGAAAAGATGGTAAAAAGACGATTGAAACCTGGAAAGTCCTTGGTAGTGGTTCCAAAAAGACTGCTGTTGGTATCATTGATAAACTGATCTACTTTGGAAAACTCCAACCAGAGAAATCCAAGACTTATGAAATCTATTACGATACAACACTCAATAGAATTGTATTTGGAGATGCTTCTACCCAAGTAGATCCTAATGACATTATGGTAGATGGTAAATTGAGTGAAGACCCTGCTGTACAAGAGCTTATGAATTTTGTAGGCAATCTTACACATAATGTCAACAAGAAATTGATGACAGGAAAAAAATATAAACATCCTGTGAGTATTGATGAAAATGGTGTAGTTACAATGGTAGACTATACTGTGAAAGACACCCCAGATCACTTAATGCCGTATGAAAGATTTGTACTAGATTCTAACAGAGATGTACTGGGAACAGATCTTGTAGAACATACTTCTGATGAAAATCAATTCTTATCAAGATACCTGACTTACGATCCTGTTGTAAAAGATAAGATTGAGAGAAAGGTAGAAAAAGATGAAGAAGCAGAGAAGGCAAAAGAAGCTGCTAAGAAAGAAGGAGAAACCACAGAAACTACAGAGAAGACTGAACCAGCAGCCCCTGCAAACACTCTTCCACAACAACCTGGAGAAGCTCTTAAGTACGAAGCAATTGAGGTTGGTAAAAAGTATCTTATAGATATGTCTCCTGCTGAAGTAGAGAGAAAATTTGCAGTAATCATTAATGAGGATAACTCTGTTTCACTTTATACACACAATATAGATGGAGAACGTGTTCCATATTATGAAAAAGAAGGAAAGGCTATTACTCTTACTGAAAAAGGGAAAACTGGATTAGATAATTACGTAAGAGTTTTACAATTGGCTCTTTCAAAAAATGAAGAAGAATTATCGGAAGCTGACCAAAGAAGATTTGAAATAATGAAGGTATCCACTTATACAGAAATTGTAAAAGCGGTTGCTAATAACAGAGCTAAGAAGAAGATTGAAAAAGTAGAAAGTAAGAAAGAGGAGAAAAAGAAAGGGAAGAAACGTCTTGTAAAACTTGGTGTAAAGGATTACAAAAAGATCAATTCTGATGAAGCAGAATCATGGTTGAAGTCTGTATTTGGTGATCACATTACTGTTGAAGAAGGTGAAAATCTTTTCGCAGAAGGTTCTTTTGCAGAAGTTGTTGGAAGTGTTTTCAGAATAAGCAAAATGGCTGAAGTTGGAACAGAGTTCCATGAAGCTTTCCACTATGTTGCAGAATTATTAAGTAAACAAGAATATGCTGACATGATGACAGAAGCCAGAACAGTATTTTCTGTTAATGAGATTTCTGCCATGCTCTCAATGTTAGTAGATGCAGGCGTGCTTGGTAAAACTGCTGACGGCTATCTTGACCAAAATGGATACAAGATGGACCAGAGAGCCGCTGAAGAGTACGCACTTGAGGAACTTATTGCTGAAGACTTCCGTGAGTACATGATGACTGAAGAATCAAGATTCAGTCCTAAATCTAAATCATTCTTTCAAATGATTGTAGATGCTATCCAAAACCTGGTTGCGTATTTCAAGGATACTCCATCAACTACTTTTAAAATTTATGAAAATATCAAAGGCGGTGTTTACAAAAATACTCCAACACCTTCTGATAAAAAATCATACCGTAAAATCAGGTTAATGACCGATTACGGAACAATGACTGTAAATGCACAGCATACTTATGAATTCTTTGAAGGACTTTCTGCAAGGTTATTCCAAGAGCTATTCCAAGATGGAGATGCTAAATCACTATTTGCTACAAGCCCGGAAAAGATTAATAAGATTTTAGTAAGTATTATTGATGATGCATACATTACTACAAACAACAACTTTGTAGATAAAGAAATGCCACAGAGTGTTGAAGACCTTCTTAATATTCTGGACAACCATGAGAGTAAAACCAATCAACGGGCTCATTATGATCACATTATCAAGGAATTCTACGAGTTTGTAAAACAATATGGTATTGATCTTAAAGAGGTATCTGAACAATCACAGGACTGGGATGCAATTGCTGAAGCTGTTTCAGAAGATGAAAGAACTGGTTACAGTAGTTTCACAAAGGTTGCTGCAGAATATGATACAAAAAATGGTACACCACGTGCTATCAGAATGTTGATTGCAAGTATTCCTACTGATGAAATCAATAGTCTTGGCTTGGATACTATGATGCCTTTTGGACGAACATATATCCAGATGGCAAAACAAGTTGCAGGTAGCGTAGGAAACTATGACAGAATGACAACCAAACTTGGAGATGAAACCTTTTTGGCAGACAAACCTGTAATTGCTACATTTCTTGACAGACTGGAAAGTTTCAGTAAAAAGGACGAGGCTGGAGAAAGGCTGCGCACACAATTTACTGTGGAGTTCTCCCTGTTTGATAAAACGTTTCTTACTACAATCTTAGAACATGATGGTAGAATCTATAATGCAGATACCAATAATACAAGGGTAGAAAAGGTTATTATTGCTGATTGGGAATCTGCGTTTATGACAATTTTGGAGACAAAAGGTGGTCAACTAATTTGGCCAAGTGGATTTCTTACTAAATTTAAAAATACTGTAGTGGGGATTGCAGATTTAGATGCAAAGGCACAACCAAAGGCAATTAAGAAAGCCTTTAAAATGCTTGGTATAAACTTTACCAACTTCAATGCTGCTCACAAAATTGTTCTACCTAATGGTCCCGGAAAGACAATTGGCTTACGTCAAATGTTAAACTACATTAACACAGAACTTCCAAAGCTAAATCCTAATGAAGTTTTCAAAAGACAAAAGAAGGGTGGAATCTACGGTCATTTGCAAAAACTTGCACAGATAGAAGCTAAGCACACCACTAAGCACATTGACTTACAGTCACAAGCTTCTGATGGTAAGACTATCTACAACCTTGGTTTACATACTAACCTGACTATAACTGTATCACTTATCAATGATATCGTTGAACTCTATCCTACACAAGAAGGAAGGGAAACAGCATTAAGAAAAACTCTTCCACATCTCTTTGGTAAATACCAAGAGAATAGTCTTTGGAAGAAAGATATCATAGAGCATGGTCTTAAAATAGAATTGACTGATGCTGAAGGTCTTAGAGTTAACAGACCAGGAATAACTGGTAAGCGGTTAAAAGGTGTTACAACTCCTGATAGACTTACAATGTTTGTTAACAGTGCAATGGATAATATTTTTCCATTCATGAGGGCTGCTGATAGAGGTGTGGAAAATACCTTTAAAGTAGGAGACGATCTTCTGGTTACTGATGAAGACCAGATGGTAGATGTTATGGCAAATTACCTGAAAGATGAACTTAGTAGTTCTCGGGATTTAAAACATAACAAGGTTGGAGAAGATGTGTTATACTATCAGACTAATGCTTTAGAATTGAGAATATTCAAAAACATTCTTGGAGAAGCTCTTAATAAGAAGGCACAAAAAATAATTGATAATACCCGTGATGGTATTGACAAATTTGTAAACAGCTATGAAGTTCGTACTAAAATCAGAGATTGGGTAGAAGAACAGGTTGATGAAGAGACTACCAACATAGATAAGGAGAAGGTTACCAAAGAGTATAAAGCAAAAGTTAAGGGAAAGGGTGTAACAAGATATGCTGGAATTGACGTAGAGCATATCAGAACCCATGGTAGTGTAGAAAAGGTGATTGAACTCTTTACTTACAACAGTATTGTAGCGTACATTGAGCAAACCAAACTTTTCACTGGAGACCCTGCATTTTACAGTAGTGTTGGTGATAATTTCAAGAGAAATTCTATGTTCAATAGTACTAAGAAAATCTCAAGAAACGACAAGAAGTTCAACAAATGGTTGACGAAACACAGACCCAAACAAGGTGGTAAAAAGAAGAATACCTTAAAAGGACTTATCAGCACCATTGTATATAATGATCACAAGATTACTTCTGATTATGTAGAAGATTTACGTAAAGTATTTACTGACTCTTTCGCAAAAGACAATGAGATTACCAAAAACAATGTAGATTTTGCTCAAAAAGTTAACAATTATCTAGGGCCTTATCAGAAGATAGATGAAGCAGATGCATTTGGAATTGTTACTCTACAGGAATATAGACATATTCTTGAAAGAGCTGCACAATGGACAGACAAACATGAAGCTCTTTACCAAAAGGTAATGACAGATGATCTGACACTTACACCTTCTGAAATCTTTTATTTCCAACCATTGAAAACACAATATACTGGACCTCTTCATGATTATAGAGATACACTGTTTGTTCCTTCGGGATACAAGCATGTAATTATGCCAATTTTTCCACAACTTCTGAATCAGAATGGTGAGAGTAATCTTTCTCCATTGTACAATCACATGGTGGAAAATGACATTGGTATTGCTCAATTTCATAGTGGAAACAAGTACGGTACTCTGGTACCAGATACAGAACCACAGGCATTCTATACAGAAGACAATCATGTAAACCTTGATGTAATCACACAAACAATTGATTACCAATACTTTGGAATTCAGGTAGATATTGCACCTAAGGTTAAAACTGAAACTACTCCGGGTTCACAGGCTATGAAGCATGTGCTTTCTAACATCTTTAGAAATGGACAAATTGCTTCTGAAATGAAGAATTACGATATCCATAAAGATGTAGGAGATTACATTGAAAACACTAAGAAACTTGTCAATCTTCATCTTTCAAATCTGAAGAACAGGTTTGGTATCAACAGTGATTATGAGATTAAGAACAAGGCAGAATTCAAACGTTACCTGAAAGAAGAATTTCTGAAAAGGAATCCTGATGATAATGTTCTTACTGCTATTCAGGAACTTACTGATGATGGTACCTTCATTGACAACCTTGCAAACCACAGAAAGGTAGAAAACCTCTTAATGGCCCTTGTACAAAACAATGTAATGAGAGCCAAAAGGTATGGTAAAGCAATGGTTCAAATACCAACTACTGGATTTGAACCTATTGGTACTGCTAAGCAAGGAAGTAATTACCTGAAATTCTACAGAGAAGGGTTGATATATAAACCAAACGGTAGTTATGAAGTTCATGGTGATGGTACTCCAAAAAAAGAAATACTTCCAATGGAAGTTGAAATACCACTTCCTAAAGAATACATGAGTTTTGTACAGAAGCACTTTAAAACTTTGGATGCTTTCAATAAGGCAATTGAAGAAGGGCATGAGAAAGTAGATGAGCGCCTCTTAAAAATTGTTGGTTTCCGTATTCCTACACAAGGGATGAACTCCATTGAATATATGAAGATTAAGAGATTTCTACCACCACAGAGTGCAGAAATTATCAGAGTATCTTCTGAAATCGTTTCCAAAACTGGTTCTGATTATGACGTAGATAAGCTGACAATCTACTTCCCTAACTTTAATTTTGAAAAAGGTATTCCAAGATACACAGATGAACTTGCACAGATTACACATAGTGACACAAAAGAGGGAATTGAAAATGCATTGTTGCAATCCCAGATTAATCTGATTAAAAGGATAGAGAACCATAGAGGACTTGTTGCGCCTATTGACGACAAAATCCTGAAGGATGTTGCTGCAGAGATTAAACAGATTAAAAATGAGAAAGCAATTAAGAAAAACGCAGATCCAAATACTCCCCCGGGAGAAAGAGTGAAAATTCATGATGAAGCTTCTTACACAAGCCTTATAACTCCAAGAACCAACATCAAGAAATTCAATGAGTTTCTCGCTGGTAAACAAGGTGTAGCTATAGGGGCTATTCAAGGAACTCACCATGTTCTTAGCCAACAAGCTGGTTTACAAGTTGCAGATAAGTTTGCAAAAGTGTTCTTTGCACACAATGAAATTGATGGTAACATTTCTTTATCACATACACATGATAAAGAGGGAAACCTTATATCAGAAACCTTAGCAGCGTTCCTTACAGCATATGTGGATATTGCTAAGAATCCATATATCTTTGACCTTAATTTTACAACAGAAGTTGCAAACACGGTATTCTACATGCTAAGAGCAGGTGCAGACCCTGTATGGGTTGCGTACTTGGTAGCTCAGCCAAAGGTTGAACAATATATCAAAGAGAGTGCAAGAAATAAAGCAGAGATCTTCAAAGACAGATCTAATAAGTCTATGAGATTAAGAGTTTCTGAAAAACAACTTGTTAGCAAACTCTTTAAAGGAAGCAATACTCTGATTGATAACACTCTCCACAGAATGCAGGAGAAAAGAAGATTACTGATGGTACAGGGAGATGACGTGGAAGGACTTGAAGAAAGGATTACTAACAAGATTGACTCTTTCACAGTCCTGAAAACAGAAGGTGTGAAAACTTTGAAACAAAACCTTATCAACCACAAAGGTGATGAGCAACGTCAGTATGATTATCTGGATACTTTCCTTGAATATAAACGTCAATCTACATATTTAGATGATCTTGTAAGGGCGTCTAACGTTGATACCAAAGGTGTTGGTCAGTCTATGATGGATATTCATAATAGGGAAAAGTTACAACAACAGATTAATGATGATGGGTTCTTTAAAAATCATAAAGCACTTTTTTCAAATACAATCTTACAACCTTTCCAGGAAACTATTAATGAAACCAAAAAGATTTACACACCACTATACCTGACTTTCCAAGACAGGTTCAGTAAACTTGTTGATTTCAAAGATTTGATTTCTAGCCTGCAAATTACCAATGATAAGAACAATGCTTATCAAAGGGTTTCTGACGACTTCCTACTGTACACAATGATGACTCTTAAAAATAGTCAGGGAGACATTCCATTAAGAGCAAGTGAATACCACACACTCTTAAAAGGAGATACCTCTGTTGCTCATACTATCAACAGAATTAAGGTAGATCCTACTCATGAGCTTTATGCGCAACTTCATGATAACCCTTACATCAAGCAATTGATAGGAGAAACTTATGTAGATAGACAAGAAGGCGATCTTGTGAAAATGTTTCACAAAAGATTGTCTACACCGGAGATCAATAAGTTGTTTGATCACTTCATGGAAATCAAGCAAATTGCTCCTGATCTTGCTACTGATCTTGTAAAGGTAAGTCTTATTCAAGCTGGTTTTAATACTACACCAAATTCATACAGCCACATTGTACCTAAGGCCGCAATAGATGAATTTCTGAAATCAGTACAAGGAAGTGTTCCTACAGATGATGCAGCACTTAATGAATGGCTGGAAAACTTTAAAGCACAATTTCAAAGAAACACTTCTAATCATAAATTTCTACCTAAGATTACAATGAGTAGAGATAGCTTTACTGATCAGATGAAAGTAGATCCTGTTAATACACATACTAAGAACGGTAAATTTGATTTCTTCCTGTATATCACAAGAAAAGGAGATGATGACCATAGGGTTATATACACAACCAAACAAACTTATCTTAAAAAAAGTATTAAGCATAAGATGTTATGGTCTGATGTTAACAGCCGTCCACTTGGAGGAATGAATCAAAAATACTACTACCCATTTTCAGAAGAAGAGGCTATGAGAGAAGCTATCGCTGAAGAAGAATTATTAACCAAAGAAGAATTACTGGAAGATTATGAACAAAATCCAGATAAGAAACATGATTGTTCTCCACAGAAAAAACCATACTAATGCCCGGGTGTAAACTACCATATAAAACAGCAGAAGCTAATGCAAAAGCTGCCCTAAGAACCTTAGGAGCAATTGATAAATATTTGAATATCACAGACTTTAAGGAATTTCAAAAACAGCAAGTGCACTTTACCGCGCATGGAAAACGTGCATATAACATTGATACCAAATGGTTTGAGACCAATGATCTTGGCACAAAGGCAATACCTAATAAGTTTGCATTCAAACAGGTAGATGATCAAAACAACGTTCACTACCAGATGACAAACTCCACAGATATTCCGGAAATCACTGAAGCCCAAAGCGCGAAACTCAATGCCAAGTTAAAAAAATTACTAACAACGCTGGGATTCAAATATGAAAACCTGGATAACATTAAAAATCGCAATGGTGAGCCTGTTTCTGCTATCGGAAAAGCTGACCTCTTACTCAAACTTGTAGAAGTTGTTGAGAAGAATGCTGATCCAACTACTCTCCCAGAGGAAGTTGCAACAGTATTCCTGTCTCTGATGGATAGAAAAAGTCCATTGATTAAGGCAATGATGGATGAAGTTGTAGGAATGGATGTTTACCAAGAAGTTGTAGATGAGTACGCAACTATTTATGAAGGAGACACAGAGAAATTGAAGTTTGAAGCTGTTACTAAAGTTGCTGCAAAAGCAATGATAGAACAATTTACAGATACTGATCCTTACAAAGTCAGTAGAGTGAAGAGGTGGTTCAAAAGACTGTGGCAATCTGTCCTTGAAAGTTTTGGGAAAGCAGTTCCTAAAGAGTTTAAAGTTCCTATTGAGGAATTCTACCAAGTAGCTGAAATGATTGTCCAGGAAGATGTAGAAGGGCTTAATCCGGAATCCTTCACCAATGAAGAATTTTTCCAATTGGAAGACGATCCTGATGGTGTTAAACTTTTACTTGCTAAACTTACCTCAACAACAGAACTTCTTATTCCACCAGAATATAAAGATGAGGATGATAACCGATATTCCAGACACACTGATACAGGAATTGAAGAAATTGCTAATAGGGTAACTGATGCTCAAGACAGGAAGTTTGTAAGAACTATGGGAAAGGATGTTGCTGACAAGATTAACAAGTCTAAAAAGTCAGAAATTCAGAGAAAGAGTGGGATCAAGCTTCACATTCTTGCAGAACAATTGGTAGAACACTACGCTAATGGTAAGAAGGCTCCAAAAGCACCCAAATTTTTAAGCCCGGCTTCCTGGAAAAACCTACAGAATGGTGTAAAGAGTGTTGTAGATCAAGCTAATAACTTACAAACTAGAATCAATCCTGAAGGTAAGGCAACCTTTTTAACAGAAGCAATGATTCATGATCCTGACAAAGACATTGCAGGAAGTCTTGATATGGTTGTAATCTTCAGTGATAGGACTGCAGCAAGATATGACTGGAAATTCATGAATATGAAGAAGCAGAAAGTAAAAGGAAAATGGATGTATCCTGAACTTATCAGTGCAGTGAAAGAAGACTCTTTTGACTTACAGGCTTCTGAGTATGACAGAATTTTAAGAGACGTTTACAAGGTTAAAAAAATCAGACAGTCAAGAGTTATCCCTGCAAATGTTCAGTATGTTAAGAATTCCAAGAAACAAATGACATCTGATATTGACAGTCTTACCATGGGTGGAGAGTCTGCGCATCTTCAGCAGGTACCGCTTGCAGATGAGCAACTGTCTTTCAACGTAAAACTTAACTCTCTTCTTACCTCACTACAGGGATTGAAATCTCAGGTTAAAGTTGTAGCACAAAAAGATTACAAAAATGAAAAGCTTCAAAAGAGGTATGAAGACTTACGTAAACAAGTGCGTGCATTACAACTTTCTGAAGACATTGTTCCTGTTTTACAAAGTGCAATACAACTTCTTAAAGGATTTGAAAAGCATGTTGGAATTCATGATCCAGAGAATGATCTGTATCTTAATGATGAACAACTCTATGATTATAAAAAGCATCTTGAGCTTTACTCAAATCTTATTGAGTACACAAGAAGTACAAAAAAAGCTGATAAGACCAAGTCAGATATTGACAAGGTTAATGCTTCTGTAATTAATGCTATTAGTGACATTGATAACATGCTCTTTGAGCGTGTACAAACTTTAGCAGAAGCCGCAGGAATAGGAAGAATTGCTACTAAAGAAGGGGATGATTGGATACCAATAGCACAAAAGGAAGTGGGCTTTACAGGAAGATTGATGACGTATCTTTCAAGATTTAAACATCCTGTTATGAAATTGCTTAGCAATTCCATTAACGAGATTAATGATAGTGTGAGAGAAAACGTCACAGAATTAGATCGTGAAGTTTCTGTTCATAAGAAGGCGTTGTTAGAGTGGGGAAGACAGAATGGATATGATGCTAATGAAATTACCAAATTTATCATCAACCCCAGAACTGGTGATCTTTTAGGAAGATATACTAAAGAACTTTATGAAAAGCAAGAGCAGGCAATTGTTGATGAAGACGTTGCTTGGATGAAACTCAATTTTCATATGTCAGCAGAAAGTAAAAAAAGATTTGAAGAGGTGAGAAAGGAAAGATTTGCAAATCTTGATACTATTTATGCAGATAATGATAAGACAAGATCTATTAAGAAACAACAATGGCTTTCTAAATATGACCTTTCAAGAGATAGTGCATGGCTAAATAGGGACAATTGGTTCCTGTCTGTGAAGGAATCTTCTAAGTGGGAGTCTAATGAATGGAAATTTGTAAGGGCCAATAAGCCACTTGCGGACTTCTACGATTTCCACAAAGAGAAGATGATAGAGTTTGGAAAACTAATTCCGGGAGAAATCCGTCCTAACTTTGTAGGAAACATACATAAGGATATGATTGACCAACTTGGAGAAAATGGTCTCTTTTCAAAAGAGAGTTGGAAAGGAACTGCAGCAAGCTTTTTCCAAAGTTTTCAGGTAAGAGAAGGAGATTCAACTTTTGGTATGGTAGATCCAGAAACCAATAGGAAAATCTTTACAGTTCCAGTACTATTTACAGATCCTATTTATGACAGGTATGGAAAAGTAGATCCTTCACAAAAATCTACAGACCTTCTTAAAAATCTGATGCTCTTTGGAAGAATGGCTTATAACCATGATGCTTCTAAAAAGCAAGAGGCCAAAATCAATATGATGAGAGAAGTTCTGATGAAAACTCCTCACTTGAGTGTTGACAGATATGGAAGACCAGAAAAGAAAGCAGGAGAAGAATTAGGAGTAAAGGGGATCAATACAACAGTTGAAACTTTTGACGCCTTTGTAAACTATTATCTTTACGGACAAAAAGTTCAAGGATCTGATTCTATCTTAGAAAGTAAAGCAATTGAATGGATTAATAAGGCGTTAGCAAAAACAGGCGCTTCTAAAGAAGTTCAAGAATTTATAGGAATGTCTGGAAATAAGGTAGCAAAGACAGTACTAGGTTATTATTCTGCTAGACTACTTTCTTTTAATGTTATCTCTGCAGGTGGTGGATTCTTAGGGGCCTTGGGAAACACTTTTATAACAGGTACAAAACAGAACCATTATACAAATGCACAGATCATTGAGATGTCTCGTAAATGGGCTACAAGAGATGAAAAGCTAAAAACAGCTATCCAATTCTTTGATGTAAGCCAAGAAGACATGAATTATTTAAGAGCTAATAATCAGTCTCTTAACAACCTTGCAAAAGTTTTTACAATGGATAACGCCTTTATCTTACAAAGAAAGGTTGATGACCTTATAGATTATTTTACTTTAGGTGCGATGATGAAGAGTTATGGAATTGATAGTGAGGGCAAGATAAAAAAATTATCACGCATAAAGGGTTCTACAACTTCTCTATGGGATATTGCCAAAATAGAAGATGGAAAATTCACAATAGAAGGAACTGATAAAAAGGAACTCAACAGATTCCGGAGAGCTGTTAAGAAAATTGCAGCAAGGAATAAGGGAAACGCTTCTCATGAAGATATCAACCTTATTAAGACAACAATAATTGGTCAAGCACTTATGCAGTTTAAAAATTGGATGCCTGCTATGATCAATGAGAGATTTGAAAAAGGAAGATATGATGAAGACCTTGATGAAATAGAGCTTGGTAGATTTAGAGTAGCTTTTGGAGAAATTTTCCATACAGGATTTATACCAATCCTTAAAAACTTTATCAACTTGGGTGTTGAAATTGCAGCACTTGGTATTTTCAATAACAATGAATCCGGAAAAGGCACTAACCTGTTTTCTAATAACATGAACAACGCAATGTCTAAACATTACTTTACCAAATTTTTAAAAGAAAATCTGGAATTGTTAGAAACCCATACAGAGGAAGAACTTTTTGCGTTGTATGTGGAAACACGTAAACAACAACTTAGAGCTTTTGCAGCTGAATTACGTGCGTATGCATTGTCATTTGCAGCATTAGCAGGAGTAGTTGCAGCGTACTCTTCAGAAGAAGATGATGATACTTGGTGGTTTAAAAAACTATTTAAGATTACAGATAGAATGCAGCTAGAACTTGGTGTATTTATAAATCCTTATGAGTATACCAAAATTGCACAAAACTTTATCCCGATAATTGGTCTTGCTTTAGACACATTCAGTTGGGTTGGAAATACCTTAGATGAAATGGCAGACATTTTTGTTCCTGGTGAAGGCTTTTTCAGAGAAAAGAAAAGAGACCGTCATCCACAATTTAAGTATACACTTAAAGCTATCCCATCAGTCAAAGGTGTTGCAGATTTCTTTTTCTTCTTTGACACAATTGCAAATTGGGAAAAAAACGAACACAAGTAACTTAAACGGGGGAGCCATAAAAAGACTCCCCCTTCTTGTTATTACTCTTCCCTATTATCCCCTTCTCCAGAGATAAGATTTTTCTCACGTCTTGCTCTCAACTTTTCAAGATTGGCTTCTGCAACTTCTTGTAATGTGAAGCCAAGATCACTTGCTAATGCAGCACAATACCATAGTACATCTCCAATCTCTTTTCTCAACGCCTGTTTAGCAATTGGATCAAAGAATCCACCATGATCTCTGTGCACTTTCTTCACTTTCTCCGCAACCTCCCCAGCTTCTCCAGCTAGTCCCAAGGTTGGATAGGTCACCCGCATATTGTCTGGGTATATGGCTGTCCTTATTGCTTCTTGTTGATAATGATTAATCTCCATATTAATTACTTATAGGATTTTGAATTTGTTTTATTACTGTTTTACGGCATTTCATTTTGTTCATTAATTCTTTCCATCATTTGCCGTTCATTATAATAATCTTTCAATAGAGTAGTTAATTCTTCTCCTTCAACTAATGTTGCTACTGGGATTTGTCTACTCATTAGGAATTCTCCTGGTGTAAGCTCAATCATTATAGAAATTTTTTGTTATATTTTTTAACTTCATCTCTTTTCAAGTTTAAAATAAAATTTAATATCCTGCTGTGCAGGTAATGTTCCTCCGTGATATGGGAATAAAGGCATCCACTTAATCTTTCCTGCTTTTCCTGCACTTGAACCAACAATATAGTATTGTGCCTGTCTCTTTCCTTCTTTTAACGGAATAACCATCCTCTTACCTTCATCATAACAATACTTACAAAACTGTAGTTCATCTTTATACCATCTCCATCCTATTCTCCAACTATGATTATGAATTCTCCAAGGAAAAGGCATCCAACCACAAAGCTTATTCCAATCATGCTGCTCTTTCCCTAAGTCCTCCTCATATCCTTCTATCTCAAAGTCACTGATGTAGTAACCCTTAATAGTAGTCCACCACCACAGTTGTAGTCTATTCCAGACAGATACACTGTGCTTTCCTTTCTTGATTACTAATCTTAAGTCTTTCATAATTGTTGTTTTAAATACTCTATTACTCCAATCTCCTCCCACTTCTATATCTTTCCATCACTCAATCATTTTTAATGCTTCCTGCCAAAAATAAGGACAGCCTTTTCTTGTTATCTTGCTCCAGTATATTCCTATGTAAGGAGTATCATGTAGAGCATAAGAAGTAATTCTCCCAACACAACCTTGTTTCTCAAGAGTCTTGCCTAATAACTCTGAATACTTCACACACTTCACAGTTTGAGCCTTAACCTTTAGCCCACCTGTAAACCACCAAGATCCTCTGTCAAGGACAGGCTTGGAGTTATAGAGCTGATAGAAAGGAGAGTACAAATATACTTCATTTTCATCAAACTCTTTTCTATACTTGAATAAATCTTTCATTTTATCAACTGCAGTGCAGATTTAATTCCAGCTTCAAGAGCTTGTTCAAAGTTCTTTACATCGGAAGCCATAGAAGCAGATACTAATCCATAGTTTCTATTATAAACATCAGCATAAAATCTATCTTCTCCTGCAAATCTTGTTTCAACAATAAGCTCATGCTCCTCTCTAAGCCATTTCTGAAGTAAGCTTTGTGTTGGAGCATATGCTACAGGAATATCTGAATGTTCTGTAGAAGGAATTCCATAAGATGAATCACATACTCCAAAATCTCCACATAGAATATGTTTTTCATCATTCCATGTGTAATAATGTGACCAGCGTTGATTAAACCCCTTCTCCTTTGCTAACTTAGCTGTTGTGAATTCTATTAGTTTTTCTTTCATTGTTTGTCATCTTTCACAATTTCAATTAGTTTCTTTAAACATAAAAGTTCTGCTTCTTCGTAATCAACAGGCTCAATCCAGTTATCTTCTTCTAAGTTATATACACGACCATTAAAAACTTCATGTTTTGTAACTTTATCTATCTCTTTAATAGTTAATAGCCACATTTTAGTTCCTGATCTAAGTATTTCATGTTGAAGATTATACTTCTCCCTAAACCATCTAAAAGACTGTTGGTAAAAAGGTGCTGCGATATCAGTAGATTGATTATAATGATTAAACATCAAGCTTTTTATGATTACAATTGCTTCATCATTCCAATAAGCAAAGCAAACATCTGTATATCCCAACTCCTTCAGAGCTAAGGCTTGTTCATAAGGTATAAATTCTTTAGTCATATCATCCTCCCCTCATTTCATCACCCTTGTTCTCAGCTTCAGCTTCTTCTAAGTCATACTCTTCTTCAATAGTCATCTCTCTCATTCCACTTCCTAAACAATCATCACACTCCTCTGGTACTGCATGTTCTCCACAAGCTGTACAAAGATCATTATCTGGATACTCTGGATAGTAGAAAGCTACTCCACAGCAGTTAGTCTCCTGTATATAACCAAAGCCATTACAGGTGTCACATTTATGTTCTGTTCCTTCTCTTGGATCTTTCATGATTATTTAATGTTTACATACAGTTCATATAATTCACTATTATCTAAATCTTTAAGAACATGTGTATTCCAAGTCCACCCCGTATTGTCATTATAACGTCCTAATCCCTTGAGATCATCAAAATGACAATATGCTGGAGAACAACCTTTGATTAGATTAATCAAATCTGTTTGATCTAATATTACATTCATAATTTTTTTATTTAGGTGCTATCATCTCCTCTTTTAAAGCTGGATGTGATTTGTAATTGTTAAGTTTAAACCAGTCAATATTCAAATGATTGAATACCTCTGTTAAAGAATATCTTGGGTCTCTATCCTTAGAAATTACTGCAAGTGCCTCACTATCTATTTCCAAAGTTGGCAACTCATAAGGTTCTCTTGTCAACTGCTCTCTAACAGATTCTTCATGTGGTTCATAAATATGAACACAACTAAGATCACCAATAAGTTCCAATGGAACCATGTTAGTAAGCTTGCCAATGATGTGTGCTAATAGTGCATAAGAAGCAATATTGAATGGTATTCCTAAGAAACTATCACAACTCCTCTGATGCCACTTTAGAGTAAAACCATATTTAGGTACATGTTTTCTTAACGTAAAACCATCACCTTCATATATTGACACTAAACCAGTATCTTTACAATATTGTTCGTAATGCTTCAAAGGTAACGGTCTTGAAATAATTTCAAAAGCCCAATGACAAGATGGTAAAGCAGTATCATCAATCTCTGCTGGATTCCAAGCTGTGACAATGTTACGTCTATTCATTGGTCTATCTCCATTGAGGTTAGTAATGAGATCAGTTATTTGATCAACACCATCCCATGTAGTAACTGATAATAAGGTACCATTAGAAGATTTAGTTTGACCTTTACCCATTTCATTCCAATCTCTCCACTGAGCACCATAATTTCTTCCTACATCTCCTCTTCGGTAGCCAAAACCATTATTACCATCGTGTCCTACATGTGATATAAAATTATCAATATCATGTTTCCCCATGTGCTTTTTATACCAATTATAAGCATCCTTATTCCAAATATTAATACCATTATCTACTAAATACTTAATATTAGTATCACCTCTCAAGAACCAAATAAGTTCTCCCACTATTCCTTTCCAGTACAGTTTCTTAGTAGTTACTGCTGGAAATCCTTTAGTGAGGTCAAACTTAAGTGTGTGACTTGGTATCTCAATCATTCCTACATCTCTTGATGCATCTGTGTATCTATAACCCTCAGTGAGGATCTTGCTGTAAAGGTTGTGTAATTGTTTCATTCTTCTCTTTCTTTAGCAAGACACTCAACTCTATATACTGTAGAGCAGGGTGTCCAATAATTATGTTTAGTAAATAACGCATAACCATCTTTATCTACACCACCCCAATATTTGTATCTAATATTACCTGATTTTGTAAGTCCTACAAATTTACCTGCAGTACACACACCACCATCTCTAGGAAAAAATATAAAGTGATCTCCAATTTCAATATTTATACCTCTACTGTCTATATAACGCTCACTGAGGATTTTGTTGTAAAGGTCATGTAATTGTTTCATCTTCAATTATTTTGTCTTTAATACTTGTTTCTCCATCACAATCGTCACAGTAATGTCCTTTATCATATACTGTCCTAACTTCCCATTCCTGATCTTCCTTATTCCATTGTGCATATGCGTCTGCTAAAACATTTTCAGACCCACAATACCTACATACTTTTGTCACCATGATGAAGAGTATTCAAACGAAACATTGTAGTCGTCTTCTTCAACATCTGATAAAGCTTTTTCCAATCCTTCAATAGTATCTTCCAGATTCTGTTTATACCGCTCATCATAGTTTGTACTACCAAAGAAGAATCCTGAAGTTATTGGAAGAATGTCTTCCAGTTCTTCACAATCATAAACTTCTTCATCGCTGTAAGACCATTCGCCATCTTTGTATACGGACTTAACCTTTACTGTTTTCTTAGGTGCAGAAGACAAAGCATCTAAAGCCTGCTCACAGGTCTCCTTTAATTCCCTGAGTTCCTTCACAGATACATGATAGCTACCACAATTATCTGTTCCTTCCTGTACATTTTCCACAAACCACCTATGAATATGATTGGCTTTTCTCCAATACATCACATCTTCTGTAATCCCACAAATCCTTTCAGCTTTGATGTCTTTTCTTATTTTGTTGTTCAACTTTACTGTTACCTTATGCTTTACGTTAGGATTGTGATCCCAATTCTTAACATAAGTCTTCTTGCTTAAATACATGTCTAGTCCCATAATCGTTTTTAGTTTAAATTAAAAAGGAGACCCATTGCCGTGGATCTCCTTATATGATTGAATTTGTTTTGTGTTTACTTTACTGGGCAAGCACCACCTTCACATTCCTCTATACCAACAATAGACTCATCTACTGTTTCCAGACTTGTAATTGGTGTTGTTCTTGCTTTCATTTCAAGGTATTCTTCCTTTGTAATTGTCTCATAAGGTGCTTGTGCAAAACCATGATCATTATAGCATAAGAAAGATAATGTTTTGAAGTTCTCTGAAAAGTTTTCTTCAAGATATTTTCTTATTCTGGGTAAGTCTTCCTTTCTATAATTTACTGTAACAGATACAGAGTTATCACTCCATTCTGTTTGTAGCCTTTTCACAAATTCCAAATGATCAATTGGATCCAAGTCTCCTGCAATTGGTGTACCTTCTGGTACCTTGCATGGAAATGATACTACTACTGTAGTCCTATCATCTGTTGCATCAAAGTTCTTTCTGTATTCCACCTCATAACCATGATCCTTACAAACCTGCACAAGAGGTGAACTACTTGACATTTGTATTCTTCTTATGTAATAGGGGCCTGCAGGATTAGCGTGTGCTCCCGGTGTTACACCACGTAATAATGCTTGTGTTCCTGAAGGCTTAACTGTTGTAAGCTTAATACTTTCAGGCCACCCCATTTTTGCGGAGTACTCTTTATCAAGCTTACGTAAAAACTTATAACCACCATCTAACCATGATAGTTGTTCTTCTGAACACATCATAAGACCTGTAGGCCCAATACCCATTCTCATATTATCGTGCACTACCTTTTCTGTCTCTGGATGATGACAAGGTAATCTAAGTGAATGCTTACAAACTTTGTAAAGCATTTCTAGTACCTTATAAAACATCTTTCGTGTCTTAATTGCAGGTAAAAATACTTCTGCAAGGCAACAGGTTTCATAGTCCCACAAACCCTGTTCTCCACAAGGATTGAATACTACAATTCCAGCATCAGGATATTGTGTTTCACCTAATCTTCCACAGCTTCTTGCAAGTGGAAAGTTGATGAGCCCATAAGCTTCACCTTGTTCATAGGTCTCCCAATACTCTTCTGGTATGTCCTTAAAGTTTGGTGGTACAGCAATAGAGTTATTACTCATTGCTCTCCAGTTAGGAACACCTAAATCCCACCTCTTTGCTTTCAGGAATTCAAGATCATCATAATCACCAATAGCAATCTCTGCACTCCTTCGTACATTTCCTGCTACAACAATCATTCCAATGATATTCTTGATATCAAGAGCTTCAATTGGTCTCAACTTCCTACCAACTGCATTGTTAAGAATCTCACTGATAACAGCAAGCATTTTACATAATATCTCTGGTCCTGAAGACACACCACCAAAACCAGCAATAGGTGCATCCTTACTTCTGACTAACTGTACAGAGTAAGAGAAGCCACCAGTTCCATAGAAATGTGCTTTCAATACCTTACTCAACAATTTCACCCAACCTTCACGAGTATCTGCTACAATATGATCTGCAGAAGCATCATCTTGTCTGACAATCTTTACCTTCTTTCTTGGTAACTTCTTAAGACCATAGATAAATTCTTTCTGGATATTGAATCCTACACCAGAACCTAACATCAACATGTCCATAGTCCAGTCAGAAGGTCTTATAGCAGAGGCGACTGCGACACCTGCACAATTCTGCAGACTCGCTAATCCTAACTTGTCTACAGTCTTGGTACCTAACTGCCACATAAATCTTCCTGCAGGTGACCCTAAGAGATTCATTCTCATGTGTCTGTAAAACTCCTGTTCTTCTTCTGTTAACTCCAGTTTAAGCTGCTTTATAATACCTTTTAACTCTCGTTCTATGGTATCTTCAAATTCTTCACTACCATCTTTTAGTGGCCGCGCATAGGTTCTCTTGTAAGTAATGTATCCTACTTCACCCCAAGGAATTGTCTGTTTTTTAGTAATAACTTCTGACATTTTTTAAAATTGAAAAAGGGCAACAAAGATACTAAAAAATATCTTAGTGCTGCCCTTTTTCTACTCCAATTATGAATCATGGAAAGGTGAGTGGTAATGTATCTTAGCCACATCTGGATTATTCACCAGAAATGTGTTAACATACTCACTTGAAGGATTAAGTTCTCCAATCTTTGATACATCAACTCCTGTCTCTTCTTCTAATGCTACTACATTATCAAACATCTCTACTTCTCTTCCTTCTCCTTGATCTTCATGAACATAACCTATTCTACCATCAAAATACTCAAGGATAACAATTTCATCATCTGTATAAAGATCAAAGAAATCAATATTAATTCTCCTTTCCAACTCTAAAATGATTGACATACGATTGTGTTATTTCTTTGTTATAACTATCATACTCTGGTGCTTCCCAAAGTTTATTCTTACTACAAATTATATGTTCTCTACCGTGAATAAGAACTGTAATAGAGCTCTTCTTAAACATAACATTATAGCCAGCATCTCTCCAAAGCTCTTCTCCACTTATAGGTTGATGATAAAGATTTCCATCTTCATACCAAACTACACCTCCAAGATCATCCTGAAGTCTCAACTTCAACACTGGCACCTGTTCTGGTATTACTGCTGTCATTATTTCATAACTGTTCATTTTCTAAAATTTGTTTTACTTTGTCCAGTAATTCATCTAAACTTCCATTATTGTTAATAACATGGTCAAACTCATAATCATCTAAAGCTGTTTCTGAGGGATGATAAATACCTTTTTTTCTTTGTTTTGCTTGTACACTTAAAGCGTAAGCCATAGAAGTTACAGTATCATCTTTTAAGTCTTTCAATATAGGTCTATTAACCCTAATAACAATACCACCTCTATCTTTAATAGCTTGAGCTTCATTAGGAAATCTAACATCTGTTATTATCCATTTAGGTTTACCCATTTCATAAGCTTTAGTAGAGTCAGGCTCTTCTTCAAAAGATTTAACATTTTTTACAATATTAGTATAATCAGCAAACAAAGCATTTATCCAAATGTTAGGATGAATTATTTCTCTACCACATTCAGTACCTAAAAGTTGTAAGAGTTTACGAGGAGTTAGCATTACAAGATTTTCTTCAAAATCTCCATGTGCAGCCCAATTATCTTCTGTGTAAGGCATAAGCATACCTATTTCAGGTTTGCTTATATACCACCACTCTTCTCCAAGTTCCTTCTCTTTAAACTCCCTATCTTCAAGTTGTTCACGAGTACATCCAATAAGTAGGCAAACAATCTCTTTTAATTTGCCTGCGAACTTCTTTACTTTATAGCTGGTTACAGCTTGTATCCTTTCTGTTAGTAAATAATCTACAATTTCTCCATCAGTTATATTATCTGAAGTTAGACCTTGTATCATCTTACCAACAGTATCCTTTCCACTATTTATTTCTCCGCTTATTCCAATAATCATGCTCCCTCCTTTTTGTGTTTAAATGTTTCTTCTTCAATATTCATAATTCCTTCAAGTTCCGCATCCTCAAAATCAAATTCATCAGGAAGATTGTAATCTTCAATCAATTCCATCTTCCTCTTTACTGTCTTTGCAAACACATTATATACAGATAGATATTCTCCATCAGACTTCTTAAATGCCCTTTCAAGAAATACAGAGCTATACATCTTAGAGTATTTAGACTCCAAAAAGTTATTATATGCTCTCATATCTGAAATACTTACAACAACCATAAACATATTGTTGTCAACACTGTAATCATCTATATATGTATTTAATGTCCTGAATTTATCCAAGACATCTAAAGAACCTTGGGAAAGTCTTAAGAGAAGAAATATCATTGGATCCTCATATACATGACTGTTATCATAAAGATATACGTCTACCAATTTCTCCATTCTCATAAGATCCCCCAACATTGCTCTTACCATTGTACTACAAGACAGGTGAAATGCTGGATACAGGTACTTATACGTTTTAGTCATAACTCCCTAATTTTTGGCAGATGGAAGTTGCTGTTCTCTTGTATAAGACTTACAAGCCTATAGTTGAGAATGAACTCGTCATCATCATTATACATCCTTCTTACAGCTTCAGGTACAGTAGTAAATAGTACATTATCAACAATTTCAGCAGCCTTTTTAGGCCCTATTCTTGAAATTCCTTTGATATTATCTGTGCTATCACCTGTTAATACCTGCATCCATAAGTTTCTATATGCTTCTTCTATGCCAATAGTTGAGAGATAATGCTCTTTTATATTGTAATGATAACCCGGAATCTGTTTTAAGTCCTTATCAGTACTACATATTGCACTCATAAAGTCAAGTTTCACTTGTGACATTGCTAATGCATCATCTGCTTCAGCACCATCAATAGTTACACATTTCCAACGTTCTCTAAGATATCGTCTAAGTTCATAAAAATAGTCTGGTTTAGGTTGTTTTCTGTTAGCTTTATACTCTGGATATATTCTACTCCGAAAATTGTTATCACCCGATAAATAGGCAATATATTGTGTTGTATTACAACCTGTAACTATAGCGATAAACCATTCATCAATAACTTCTTTGAGTTTGTCATAACTCCATCCTTCTTTCATTCCCTTAAAACATACTGAATAGGGAAGAATATCTGCATCAATCAAGCTTACCATTACTAATTAATTTAAAAAAATCCTCTACTCTTATTATTGCATATTCCCCCACAACACGGAAAATCTTTCCTTGTTTCTCTGTCTTTCTATGAAGAACAACAGGCATACCTAATTCCTCTGGAAGTTCTGTAATTAACTTGTGATAATCAGGATTCTTAAGAGTGCACTTACATTGAGGAGCATCCCTCAATAATCCATTCTTAAATTCATCCTTATTCATTAAGTCAATACCAGTATCATCTCTGGCTTTGGACTCTGAGCGCGTGGTCACCACATGAGGATGACCACACTCTCTATAAGCCCTTGCGCAATCTCTTTCCCAGCGATGTCCTACACTTCTATTGCGCTTACCTCCCATCAGATATTCAATATCTCTTGCTTTTCAGCATCTGCCTCTTCTTGAAGTTCACCAAATTCTTTAAGAATCTCTGCTCTCTCAATTCCCCATTCAGTATCAGTCTTAGCTGCATAATCAGAACTATGATATAAGCTACCATTAGTTCCAGAAAATTCATCAAGTACAAAATACTGAAGTACACGAATAGCACCATCACCTTCATGACTAGCACAAGGAATAGCCCCTATATGTGTAGGATCCACTAAACAATTATGAGTAGCTGTAGTATCCCTTTGATAACCACGTATGTAGTTAAGACCACCAAGATGTAAACCTTTTACACAAGAGCGATGATTATCTGTATTCACATAACTCCATGAAGGAAGTCTATGTACACAACCTACACGTATAAAGTGCCCCGAGTCTACAAACCCATTATCTCCTTCACAGAAGAACGCATCTCCACTTGTTCCCATCATCACTGGTTGAAAGAGTCTATCTTCATTCTCAATATCAGCCTCTACCCTCTTTTTAATTCCAGTATTTTCATCATACTCATACTTATAACGAGAAACCTGTTCACCACTTTCAGTATCAAACTTAGTCATAATCTCCTGAGAGACTTTATAAGTAGCAAGAAGTCCCTCTTTAGTAACTTGCACTTGATTTACTGTTGAAAGTTCTTGTGCACGTTCTTCTGTAAAACCATCCTCTATACACTCACTTACCTTTTCAGGGCTAACATATACAGCATTGATGTAAGTAAAGAACCTTTCTGAAAAATTAGAAGCTTCTTCATCAGAATAACCACGAAGAATTGGATTCCTTAACCATCTTGTCCATAACTTAATAAGTGGATCAGCAGAAATATCTGCATCAAGACTCTCTAAGATATTGTCTACAAGTTGTTTAGGCATTGCAATCCTACTTGGATGTCCATCCACATTAAGATGAAATGTTCCCCTGTTAGAAACTAAGATATTAGGACACTTACTTTCTACATACTCCTTATCAGTAATAACTGTAAGTGGTAGAAAATCAGCAATAATTGACTTGAGTTCCTCAATAGTGCTTGCATTCTCTGCAGCTTCCTGCAGCTTAACCATTTCATTCCACCTTTCTTGCGAAAAAGGAATGCCAAATTGCTCATTATTAACTGAGCCTGTAATTGAATTACTTGTCTTGTTTAATGTAATCATCATTTTTATAATCAATATAGTTTTTAAACTTAAAATACTCGCTAACTTCAGATGTGCGATCATCTATATTAAGATCACAATCTAACATATGTAAATATTGGGTATAAATATCATTGATGTCATAAGCAACTTGTGTTTGCATAACATCATAAATTTTACAATCCTTAACCTCTTCAGGAAGATTGTATTGTTTTTGTACTTCAGCAATCATATCTTCATCACCACTCTCAAATGCATCTTGAATTTCAACAAGCTTATTATAGTGTTCAAATATGTCTACCTTAATATTACCATTAAGATAATTAGGACAACTCCTATAATAATTCTCAAATAAATCTTTTGCCGCTTGTGCACTTCTATCCATAAAATACCAACATTGCTTGTGTCTTATAACTCTTTGACACATTTCATGATCTTCCTTTTGCAATTTATAAATTGTATAACCGTGAATCATTCTTGAGTGTGCTGTTAAAACACCATCTTCTACTGTTTCAAAAAATTCATCAATGTACTTATGATGTTTGAAATACTTCTCATACTTTTTTGCAATTAGAATTACACACTCATCATTGTATAAATGAAAATTATACTCATTCTTCAATATCTTACTTGCAAACCTAAGTTTTTCCTTATCCTCTGTAAATCCATAATATAAATTACCACTGTAGTTTACAAGATCTGCAAGACGTTCTTCATGGTTCTGTAGAGATAAGCTATACTCATTATATGTATAATCATAACTTTTACGAGTACTATCATAAGATCTAATAGTGATCATTTGATTCTGAACTCTCCATTCTTCTGGTGTAAGTGTACGATTAAGAATATCATGTTGTTCAAGTCTCTCATAGGACTTCTTATAATCTTCAGAAACCTCAATTTCATCATAGTTGATATAACTATCTTCAAGAACACTCCACAGAAGCTCTTGATGCTCCCTATAACGTTCTAATTCCAAACCTGTTATATCAGGTGTCTTATTATCAGGTGTTATAAGAATAAATGATCCTTTCTCCTGTGCCTGTGTGATATAGTAATCACGATTATTAACAGCGCTTATAGTTCCTACATAAATAGGACGATTAATATATGTATACCATGAAAGACAGTCTTCTCTATTAATCTTTTTACCATTATAACTCACAAGTCTAACATTCAAACCCTTAAAGAATTTTTCAAACGTACTATATCTCAATTTCTTATTACCGGGAAAAGCAGGTTTAAGACTATTAAGTGACACAAATTTTCCAATCCTTCCTATTACAGATGTACTTTCAGCATTTGTGATAAGGCTTACACATGTGTTAACCCAAGTAGGAAAATCATCTAATTTCAATTCCTCTTTTACAAGTTCTTCTGCTTCATCTCTAACATCCTGAATCTTCTTCAAAATGAAATTCTTAGTATGGTCACTCCACACTATAGACTCTCTAGAACTGGTAACTTCAACACCCTCATTAAGTACAATATCTTCACCCGTAGCTTCGTCCTCAATTACTGATCTTATAGGACACTTAATAGCAACATTTGCATAAATATCCTCAAGCTCAAGTTCTTTGAAATCAATAACACCATAACATACTCCAATATTAGAATCTGGCTTACACACAAGAACATGTGGTTTACCATAATGATAACTATCACTGATTATGATATTATCAGATTCATAAGCAAGACTTGCACGAAATTCATGCGGACGTTCATATCCATCTTCCTCAATTGTCTTAAACAGGATATTCTCAAAGTACAATAGTTGTGAAGATACTGCATCCTCAAAAGAGCGTCTATTATGACGTTTAACAGGAACATTAATCTTGGTATAATTCTTACTATCAGTTGCCTGATAATAGATCTTTGCACCATTATCCCATTCTACAAAGTTGTTCTCTTCTTCTGTCTCAAGATCAAACTTAGGAACCAAACTATCAATTTTATAAGCATAACAGTTGAACTTAAACAGCTTACCATTGTATGCTGTCTCAACAGTATAATACTTACACCTTGTACTTAATGCAACCTTATTACCAAATCCCCATGCTCCAAGTGCTGAAGCACTATTCCTTTTAGTACTATAACCAAGTTGAAAGTATCCATATAACCTTGATTCTCCTACTCCTACACCATGATCAATAACCTCAAAGGTATCACAAAATCCACCACCTGAGCCTTCATAATAATTAAGGTACACATTGTCGTCATCACTTAACCATGTAAGGTCATAGTAATCAGGTTTCCAATTACTATCCTCGTACTTTTCACCAGTTCTACTAATGAAATAATCTTCTACTTGAGCCTCTCCACTTAAGATTTCTTTTGCAATTCTTTTTTCTAATTGCGCGTCTACTGCATTGGAAGCAAGCTCCCTTACAGTACTTTCTACAGGTTTAGTATATTGATTAATCTGCAAAGTATCCAGTACCATTTTCTTAGCACCTTTACTAATCTCTTTTTCAATACCCTTAGTTCCCTGTGTATTACTAATTTCTATCTGTTGTATAGCCATAATTTAATTATCAAACTGTATATCATATCCCATTTTAAATTGTTTTAAAGACCCAGCCCTTATACAGGTTTACCCGTACTTAGGCAACTACACAGTATAAAGGCTGGTATCATAATATTATAATTTGTCTGTTGTCTTTTTCATTCGAGTGTCTCTCCAACGATGTCCACAGTCATTACAACTATAGCGCTGGTATTCAGCTACCCTTGTTATATAAGTTCCACGTTTTTGTTTATGAATACTTCCACATGATGGACAATCACTTCTATCTCCTCCCTGCATTATGCCCATATGTTGTCTGGGTGTTATATACGGAAGCATTTCTTCATGTAGTCCTTGAAGAATAATTACATCATTTTTACAATAATCAATCATCTTCTTTAAAGCTTGCCTATCATTATGATGACATACATCAATCCAAAGTGGAAGACCACCTGTACTAACCTTTCCACCAACTCCTGCATACTTTGCAAGATAATCAAGCTTTCCACTGTTAGTATTAAAGACTTTTCTTGCTTGTTTATAGGTATCTTCTTTAGGTAAGTCACCAAGTGGTGGTAATTTATGAAAGAACAATCTTCCCATTATCCAAGGAATATCAAATCTGTCACTATTATGTCCAACAATACTGTCAGCTTGTAAAAGAATTTTACTAATCTTCTGTAACATCTTTTTATCACACTGATCTGCTGTCCATTTTAAAAAATGTACCGTATCTTCATCACTCCATTTGTAACAAATACAAACAATCTTCCTTTCCTCAAGTATTGCTTCTGGTGGTACAAATATCTTAGTACCTGATCTCCAAAAGTACCCCTTGTTGGGGGATGTTTCAATGTCAATATATAGTATCTTTGCCATACAATTATTTTATGTTCTTACTATGAAGGTATTCCGTAAGAGCCTCACAACTATATTTCTTTACATAGTCACTTGGATCCTTAGGCATTCCCTGTGGTATATTTACGTAATCTGCCTCAATATCTGTTGTTAATCTTATAGAGTTTTGCACACCTGCTTCATCATTATCATAGAAAACGACAATACGTGTAAATCTCTCTTTCAATTCTTTCACAAGTTTTTCTGGTAATACTGGGTATTCTGCTTGTGGTGAAATTACGTTGTAGTCCATAGATGTTAAAGTTAACACATCTTTCATAGCTTTGGTTATTATTAATAACTCTCCAGTTTCTGGTAGTTGTTTATAACCATTAATATCCGTATTCTTACAGTTAGATCTCCATTTCTTCTTCCTCTCTGCAAACGGACGATAAATCTTACAACGATCATCAAATTTATAAGCATAAACTGGATCATCGTATTTATATGTGTGAAAAAGATTACCATTAATCCATACCTTATGGCAACAATAAATCTCATTCTTATTTAAAAGGTATTCAGTAGCACAAAATTGTTCCCACCACTTTATATCCTTCTTCAAGAAGGGCATGTAGGTAAACTTAATTTTTGATCGTATAGTCCTTCCACTCCTTCTTGCATCAGCACTTCTTACCACTGGTTTATAATCCTGAAGATATCCATCATCAAGTCCTATGCGAAAGTCATAATTAATCCTACGAAGTATTTCATAGAAATTTTCAACCTCACATATCTTTCCTACCATTTCAAAACAATCACCACCAAACTCTCTCCTCTTGGTATTATCTATAAAAAACAGTGTTCCATAACCATTATACCAATACCAACAACCGGGATTACTGTCCTCTCTAAGTGGGTTACAGTAATAATTTCCAATTTCTGGCCTGTGTTTCATGTACTTTTGAAATATATCTTCCTGACTAACATGTTTGAGAAGTGATTCTTTATTTAACTCCTCACGCATACATTTAGATTGTAAAGGGACTCCCCCATAAATAGAGGAGTCCCATTATAATAACTTAGTCGTCTAATACATCCTGAATGTCAGCAGTAGATGCTTGAGCCATTGTTTCTGCAGGTTGCTCACTTGCTGGAGTAGGCGTATATACCTGAAGATCAAAACTCTCCTGATAATCACCTTTCCAAGCGTAGTTATCCAAAGCTTTACGGAGATACTTCACATAGTTACTACCACCACGAAGTACAACATTGTTATACACTGCTTGATAAAACTTCTGATTGTTCTCTGTAACTCCACACAACATACGTACTTGATGTGTACTGAATGCGCCTACATACTCATTGAGTTCATCAACATCTCCTGCAATAAGATCTGCCCAAGAAGTATCCAGAATAAATTCTGTACCTTCTTTACGAACATCAATCTTACTCCATATCTGTAGAAAGCTATAAAGATTGCCTTCACCTACCATTGCTGGTCTCACACCATCAGTGTTAAACCACTCATAAGCAGACAATCCTGCTTCATCAGCTGCCCATGCAGTATTCCCTACATTATTAATAAACTCTTGCTTATTACCATCACGATTAAAGCGTTCATTGTTTTCCAACCAGAATGTAGTTTTGGTTAGAAGATCAAGTTCTTCATTCCTTAACCAAATCTCAAGCCTAAGCTTTTCACCATCATCATCAACGGTAGTATACACTGGTTCTGTGATATCATCAACATCACGTCCTTGCAACTCAGAAAGTTCCTGAGCTGTAGGATTAATGCCTACAATATCAAAATCCACAAGTCCTGTATATAACTTGCGCTCTTTAAATTCAATTGTATCTCCTCTTAATGCCATATTCTAATAACTATTGTTTGTAGCTTCTTCAAGTTCAATTTCTTCTGTCATTGACATATTCTCTATGTCTTCAACTATTTCTTCTGCTGTTGGTTCTACCACAGCCTCTTCCTGAGTAATAGGTGCAATACTGTAAACATCGCTGTTTACCTGTTGTTGTTCAACAATTGTCAATTCCAAATGATTCTCCTGTGTAGTATCCAAGTTATACTGTGCTACAAGATTGTCATAAAGACTCTTGTTATTCACACCCATACTTGTTTTCTTCACCAAAATAGTCGCTGGAATTGAAACCTCTTCTCCCTGAGTATTAATTACCTTGGTATTATCACCAACCACAAAGATGTAGTTATCTACTCCTTGTACCCAATGCACAATCTCTGTATTCTCAAATACAGGTTCATCATTAGACCCTACATTATTGAATAACTCCAATGTTGTTTGGGCTAACATGTTAAACACAATTTTGCGCTTTGCGCTTCTTACAACCTCGTCATTCTCATCCCTGCTTAAGGGCATGAGACTCATGACAAGCTTATCAGGAAATACTTCAGCTTTAGGCTGACGTTGATTCCTGATACTTCTTTTTCCAAATGAAAACTCTATCATAATTTATAAACTTTGTCCCAATATGAGACTAATTTGTCATCTACTTTTTCCATAATAACAAGGTCTTGTCCAGTAAGGTGTGCTGGTCTTGCTTCACACTCAACTCCACGTCCTTTAAAGGATAACATTGTCTTATCTTTATTTCTATACAAATAACCAATAGCATCACTATTAGCTGATGTAATTCTACTAATCTTGCCTGTTAAATCCAGACCTCCTGTAATAATCTCCTTACCTTCTGAAGTGATATACTTATCCTTCAGGTGTCCAAGGAGAATCACATTAGGTGCTAATCTATCAGTTATTTTCATCCACTTCTTAAAAGACTCTCTTAACCAGAAATATCCAGCACCATTAGGTAATGTAAGAACTGATTCCCACTTACTCTTAGGCAAGAACTGTCCACCTTGTCTATTGAAACTCTTTCCAATATTTGAATTCATATAGGCTTCAGTAGCATCCCACTCACACATATCCTCTATAGCAGTAATTGTGTCTATTGCAACATATGTATAAGGATACTTTCCTGTTTCCTTCTTCTGTCCAAGAATGCTATTTGCTACTTCCTGATAGGAAACATCATCTTCATTCTTTTTATCACTCACCTTAAGACAATCAATCTTAATCTTGAGTGCATCTACATAATCACTACCTTCTTCAAAATCAAGAAGAAGGCAATTTGGTAACATTGAAACCAAGGTAGTCTTTCCAGACTTTGGTTTACTGAATATTATCAAATTCTTAGGATTATGCAAGTCTGATTTAATAATCTCTTTTGGTAATAAATCTGTCATTTCTAACACAATCGTTGTTTAAATTTTGGGTTTGCGTATTGTTTATAATCTTTAATAGTGTGTGGTGCTGGTAATTCAGCAAATCCACCAATCTCTCCTAAAAAGTGTAGCCCATATGCTACATCATCAACTCCATAGGAATTCTTCAGAACATGAAGACTACGAAATCTGTTATAACCTTTAGCATTTACGAAACTATCCACTTCATAATCCAGATACTTAACCATTCCATATCTCCAAGGATTAAATAGTGCAATTGCGGCATCACTGTCATTAAACATATTTCCGCTACCTTTGAAATCTGTTTCCATGGGGGCCATCTCCACTTCTTTAGAAAACCTTCTTTGTGAATCTGAAGTAGCCCTGTTAAATTGACTAACAGCCACTATACTTGCTCCAAATACATCCCTAAGTTTTCCACTGGCATACTCTGTCATCTTATTAAGAGTACCTCTATCATCTAAGCCTTGCTCATGTGTGCACTTACCCATATGATCAATAGCACAAAGATATACATGCCGCTTATCAATAGGAAAGAATTTTGCAAACATCTTATGAACCTGCACTTTTTCACCATAGATTGTTATCTCTATTGTTTTTGCAGTTCCAAATCTGATAGTCTCACAATCTCCCTTGAAGGGGCTTTTTCCTTGTCTGTAGATCTTAATAACCTTATCATCACTGGTAACATAAGTACCATTATCCATGATCTTATTCACCATCCACCTATAAATTCCAGTAGGATTCTCTGGTCCATCATTGATGATTACAGTGTCTTCCATTTTTTCAAAGTACTTCCTATAGCCTGTTATCAAGGCATATACATCATCAGGAATTCTACTCCTGTGCTCTCCCCACCTAAAAAGAGTAGGAACATCACACATAATCTGGTGATCTTGCCAAAGTTTCATACATATCCACTTGGCAATCTTATACTCTTTAGGTCTTTCCATACTCTTATAAAGTACTGTGAATTTCACATCCTTATCTTCACCATTCTCCTGAATCCATTGATATGGGTTTAGCACATACGAGAGATCACAATAACTTGTTTTTCCTGTACCACTATTACCACCAAGTAGAGTATATGTCTTAGGAATTATACCTACATGTTCTCCTATCTTTGGAAAACCAATAGGAATCCAGAGAGTATTTCCAGCTCTACCATCATCAATATTATCCTGTACATTATTGAATATGCTCATAAATTTTCATCTATCACATCAGCAACACTATCAAGAATATGTTGTTGAAGCTCTTCTGGAAGTCCATCAAATGTATGTTCAAACCATTCCCCATCTACAGTTTTTTGATACCAATAAGGGAGATGATAATAAATGTCACCACTTGTTAATCTAACTTTTTTAGCAGCATTATCAAGAAATTCTCCAAACTTAACATCAACTTTAATCTTCATAATACATTTATTTTATTCTCAATTTTTTCAATTGCTTTGTCTATTGAATCACGCACTTCATCATACATTTCCTTATGTATTGCTTCAAGTTCAACTAAAAGATCATAAGTTTTACTTTTTCCT